TATGAAATTTGATGAGTTTGGATATGCTGTAGCTAATACACCAACTGCAAATATTGTTTGCACTATTGCTACAGGTGGTTCAATCATCTTGGAAGTTTCTAAAAATACAACATATACTTCGGATGTATACTCATGAAATTAATTAAAGAATCCAATTTTGATTCTGTAAGATGTATTACAGAATCAAACGAATCAGGTAAAAAATCATTATTCATTGAGGGTCGTTTTTTAGTTGCTGAAGAGCCAAATAAAAACAGACGTATCTATAGGATGAACACTCTTGAGCGTGAGGTTAATCGTTACAATGAAGAGTTTGTTAAGACAAATCGTGCCCTAGGTGAATTAGGACACCCAGATACTCCAAGTATTAATCTTGAAAGAGTATCACACAAAATTATTAGTTTGACAAAAGAAGGCAATACTTTTATTGGAAAAGCGATGATTCTAGAAACACCATATGGCAATATCGTTAAAAACTTTATTGATTCTGGTGTTAGTCTCGGCGTATCTTCAAGAGGTATGGGTTCTGTAGTTGCTAATAATGAGGGTGTTAATGTTGTTCAGGATGATTTTCGTCTTGCAACAGCAGCAGATATCGTTGCTGATCCATCAGCACCTGGAGCATTTGTAAATGGTATTATGGAAGGCAAAGAGTGGCTGTTTGTTGAAGGTCGATACGTAGAGGTCGATATTGATAATGCAAAGAGACAGATTAAAAAAGCCTCAAGTAAGCAAATAGAAGAGGTTGCTTTAAAACTCTTCGAAAACTTTATTTCAAAACTTTAATTATTATAAATAAATAAACAAAAGGAGATTTTACATGGCAACAAATAAACTTTTTGAGGCAGCAGCAGATATTCTTGCCGGTAGCAAAGGTAAGAATGCTATGCCTATGGAAAAACCAGAAGGTGCTGAAGTCCACGATGCTGGCGGACCTACACCACAGAATTATAAGAACGACGATGATTCTGCAAAAATTTCACCATCATCTAAGTCAGCATCAGCACCAACAACAAAACCATCAGATGCTTCATCAGACACACAGAATAAACCAGTCGGCGGTAAAAAGACTATGCGTGAAGAAGAAGAAGTTGAAGAAGAAGAGGGTTTTGATGTTTCAGGTGATATCAATGCAATCTTTGCCGATGATCAAACCATCTCAGAAGAATTCAAGTCAAAAGCTGCTACAATTTTTGAAGCACGCATCTATGATCGTATTCAACAAATTGAAGAAGAAACCGAATCAAGATATGCTACAATGTTAGAAGAAGCCGTTGATGCTGTTAAAGAAGATTTAACAGAAAAAGTAAACGACTATCTTTCATATGTTGTTGAGCAGTGGATGGAAGAAAATGAAATTGCTATCGAAAAGGGTCTTCGTTCAGAAATTACTGAAGACTTCATTTCAGGCCTTCGCAATTTATTTGCTGAAAATTTCATTGACGTTCCAGAAGACAAGGTTGAACTCGTTGAAGAATTGGCAACTAAAGTTGAAACTCTAGAAAACGAATTAAACGAACAAATTGAACGTAATATCGAAACAAAGAAAGCTTTATTCGAATCACGTAAACAACAAATTACCCATGAAGTAACAGATGGTCTAATTGATACTCAAGCTGAAAAAATCAAATCACTCGCAGAGGGTGTTGAATTCTCCACAGAGGACGAATATAAACAGAAACTTGAGAATATCCGTGAAAACTATTTCCCATCGTCAATTAAAAAAGCCGATGTTGAGCAACTTCATGAGCAGGTAGAAGACGGATCAGAAAAGAAAACATCAGTATCTAACGATCCTTATGTCAACTCCGTCATGCAAGCTATTTCAAAATCAAAAAATTAACAACTAACAAGGAGAATTAGATGTATCTTTCAGAAGACCTACAAAAAAAATGGCAGCCAGTTCTTGATCACGAAGAATTAGGCGCTATTAAAGATCCATATCGCCGTGCAGTTACAGCATTGGTTCTTGAGAATCAACAAACTGCCATGCTTAAAGAAGCTGGCATTATTAACGAAACACAAACAAACATTGCTGGTACAGCCGGTTTTAGTGGCAGTAGTTCAGCAAATGGTCCAGTTGCTGGTTTCGATCCAATTCTTATCAGTTTGGTTCGCCGTTCATTACCTAACTTGATCGCTTATGATGTTTGCGGCGTTCAACCAATGACAGGCCCAACTGGTTTGATTTTTGCAATGCGTTCAACATACGGCACAAACCGTAACGTTGCCGCTTCAGGTATCGAAGCGTTCTTTAACGAAGCAAATACTGGTTTTGGTGGTACTTCAGGTGCTCAGACTGGCTTGAACGTAACATTCAATTCTGCATATAACGCTAACACATTCACAGGTAACGCAGCAGCTTGCACAGCAATGACAACTGCAATTGCTGAAGATTTAACACCTGCTGAAATGGGTTTCTCAATCGAGAAAGTTACTGTATCTGCTAAGACACGTGCCCTTAAAGCTGAATACTCAATGGAACTTGCACAAGACCTTAAAGCAGTTCATGGTCTTGACGCTGAAACAGAATTAGCAAATATTCTTTCCGCTGAAATTCTTGCTGAAATTAACCGTGAAGTTCTTCGCACAATTTATTACTCAGCAAAAACAGGTGCACAAGTTGGTACTACAACTGCTGGTACTTTTGACCTTGACACTGACTCAAACGGTCGTTGGATGGTTGAAAAAATCAAAGGTTTGGCTTTCCAAATTGAACGTGAAGCAAATACTATTGCTAAGCAAACTCGTCGTGGAAAAGGTAATGTGATGATCTGCTCGTCAGACGTTGCATCTGCTTTCGCAATGGCTGGTTTACTTGACTACAATTCAGCATTACAAGGTCAAGTTAACTTAACCGTTGACGATACAGGCAATACATTTGCTGGTACAATGTTTGGTCGTATCAAAGTTTACATCGATCCATATTTTACTGCCACTTCATCAGCAGAATTTGCTGTTATTGGCTTTAAGGGTTCGAACGCTTATGACGCCGGTCTCTTCTACTGCCCATACGTTCCTCTCCAAATGGTTCGTGCTGTTGATACAAATACTTTCCAACCAAAAATTGGCTTCAAGACCCGTTATGGTATTGTTGCTAATCCTTTTGCAAACGGTACAACACAAGACCTCGGCGCTATCAATGCACTGAGCAACGTTTACTACCGTGGTATGAAAGTCGTAAACATTATGTAATAAAGCGGTGTCTAATAATAAAAAACAAATAAGACACCAACTTTAAGAGAGGTTCCTTCGGGAACCTCTTTTTTTATCTTATAAATAAAGATATGACAGTCCTAACAAGAAATCCATCAAATCCAAACTTATTGCATCCCAATAAGTTTACATTGTCTTTCTCAAGACTACCATCAATGCAGTATTTCTGCCAAGGTGTTAGTGTTCCGGGTATTTCTCTAAGTGAAGTGCCTAGGCAAACACCATTTGTTGATCTATATTCGCCGGGCGAGAAAGCAATATATGATGTTTTCAACGTTACATTTTTTGTTGATGAGGAATTGAGTGGATGGTTGGAATTGCATGACTGGATTCGGGCATTAACATTCCCAACTGAGTTTGAAGAGTATGTTCGGTTACCTAGATTGAATAAAAATATACCAGTATTAGATAAACCACAATTCTCGGATTGCTCTCTAACTCTCTATTCATCATCAAATACGCCATATTACAGATTTAAATTCGTAGATTGTTTTCCAACTTCCCTGTCATCTTTTGTTGTAACTTCTACCGATAGTCCAAACAATCCAATTACTGCCGATGCAACATTCAGATTTGCCTATTATAATGTTGAAAAATTGTTTTAATTAGTGTATAATCCTCTGTTGAGGAAAAATTATGAATAAACTTGAAGAACTATTAGAGATGTGGAAAAAAGATTCTGTTATTGATCGAACAGAACCTGGCAGAGAACTGATCAATATTCCCCAACTACACAGTAAATATTTGAATATTCTTTCAAGGCATCGATTGCTTTCTAAGGAAGCAGAATTTAAGTTTAACAAAATGCGTAGAACAAAGTGGGAATACTATAC